ATCAATCTCTTCATATGAAAGAACAGCAGACAAATCTCCTGCTGCACTTGCTTGTATCTTGAGTATGTCACCCTCATTTAAATACAGCCCCATGTTCTTATCTATGGGTAGCAATGTGCTATCAGCCGATACTGTGATTGTTTTAGCTATGTAATAATCTACACTTGATCGTGTAATCCACACAGATATATCAGCAGAGTTAGTGCCATCTATGTTGGCTATAATTAATGAATTAATTTTACATAACTTATCTGATGCACAAGTTAATAAACTAACTGCGCTTGCAGCAACATCAGCATCTAAAACTGTTTTAGCTGAGATACTGCTTACTGCGACTACATTTGGATTTGCCATTAAAAAACTCCTTTATTATCCAAATACCATTGCCATAGCAATTGCTTTACCAGTTGTTGCTTTAGCGTCTAATTGTGTTTGTATTGCTGATGTTACACCGTCTGAATGATTAAGCTCTGCTGCTGTAGCTGTTATTGCAACTCCACCTATTTGTAAAGCAGTTGATGCATTTATAGTAGGTGCAGTTAGCGTTCCAGTGAATGTTGGATCTGCTACAAAAGCTACTGTACCTGATGCATCAGGAAATGTAATAGTTCTATCTGCAGTAGGGTTAGCAACAGTTAAAACAGTTTCGTGATCGTTTGCACTAGACCCTTCTATAGTAATACCTGAGTCACTTAAATATAGGCCACTTACTGTAGGGCTTGTAATTGTTTTGTTTGTTAGTGTTTTTGTTGTTTGTGCATAGTATGTATCAAGTAAGTCTACATCAAAATACTTTAATCCAGTAGCTGAATTATCATACATAAGTATTGCATCATTGTTTGCTACTGCTGTAGAAGTGTCAGGACTAATTGCTGATACATCTGCTACAGTATTAATCTCTGCACCTGTAGCATTAAGACCTGTTACATTATTAGCAGTTGCGTTTACAGCTTGAATACGAGCTTCTACTGATTGCTGTGTAGGAACTAATGTTGCACTATTAGAAGACATATCATCTTCATCAACAAAGCCTGTAATAGTTATAGTCCCATCTGATAAACTACCATAAGTTACAGTACCTGTTGTAGTAATTGCAGATGAGCCATTATTTATAGCACCAAACCCACTTGAGATACTACCACTGTTTAGAGCACCTACTGTAGTTACATTACTTAGAGTATCTAAAGATGTCTCCATATATGTTTCAAAGTCAGTAAGAGCTACCTGCTTCATAGTACCTGCATCATTAACTACAACTCTATCTGCATCTGCAAGTGTAGTAGATGTAGCAGACGTACCACCATCCATAATGTTTAACTCTTCAGGTGTAGCACTAATTTGAGTAGTACTTACTGCAGCTAGTACAGGAATAGTACCACTTTGGTTAGGGAGGTTAATTGTACGGTCTGCTGTAGGATCTACAATAGTAAGTGTAGTTTCGTGATCATCAGCAGTAGCACCCTCAAACACAACAGCATTCTGTGCGTTCATAGTAACAGTATCTACTACTGTGGTAGTTCCTCCTACAGTCAAATTACCTGTAATGGTAAAGTTACGAATACCTGTGTAGTCTTTATTTGAGTCTAACACTACAGCTTTAGAAGCTATGGCTGTACCAATTGCAGTACTTCCCAAGTCTAGTGCGTTAAGTTCACCTACAACTGCTGTGATGCCATCTAGTGTATTAAGTTCTGCAGCAGTAGAAGTAACTCCATCTAGTATATTCAACTCTGCTGCTGTAGATGTAACACCATCAAGAATGTTTAGCTCTGCAGTAGTAGAAGTAACACCATCCATAATGTTGAGTTCAGCAGTAGTTGCAGTCACACCGTCCAGAATGTTTAGCTCTGCTGCTGTAGATGTTACTACCGTACCTGCAAGAGCAAGTCCATTTGTTCCATCGTGAGATGCTACATTAAAGTTAAAAGAACCATCAGCAAATGTAGTGTTACCTGTAATAGTAATAGTGCTACCATCTGCAGTAATGCTATCTAGTGCAATGTTTCCTACGTTAGTAATGTTTGCATCACCAAAAGATGTAGCAGCTAATGTTGTAGCTCCTGTAACTGTAAGTGTACCTGCAATGGCAGTGTTACCGCTTGTGTCTGCAACAGTAAACTTGTTACTGTCCATAGTCAGACCACCATTAAGTGCTGTAGCTCCTGTAACTGTAAGTGTACCTGCTACTGTACCATTTGCGTCTACAGCAAGAGTATCTATGTTAGCAGTACCATCAATGTACAAGTTACGCCACTCAGAGCCAGAAGCACCTAAGTCATGCGTATCATCTGCAGAAGGTATAAGGGGAGAAGCAACATCAGCAGTTACTGTAACTGTATCTGAAGCTGCGTTACCAAGTGTAGTGTTTCCATTTACAGATAAGTTACCTGTTACTGTAGCATTCTCATCTACTTGAAGTGTGTCTACTGTAGCTGTACCATCTAGATATAAGTCCTTAAACTCTACAGAACTTGTACCTAAATCTATATCGTTATCTGTAACAGGTACAACAACACCATCTTGAAACCTTATTTGCTCTACTGCTGATGAAGAAACCTCAACAAACACACCATGTCTGTTGTTACTGGTATCTACTACAACTTTATTTAAAGCATCAGTGTCAGCTATAAGAGGTACATACGCTCCCTCAGTAGAACTGCCATCATGTTTATGCCCACCCGATAAAGCAAACGCATCTCGTATAGCGTTATACTCTGCGTTTACTGGTGCAGCTTTAATAACCTCGTTAGGTTGTATTGTTGATGCTGACTGTCTTGAGTAACCTGCCATGTTATAACCTGTCTCCTACCCCAAATGTAATTACTAAACCTTGTATACTGTGTGATGCTTTACTGTCATTTGTGACGTAACGTAACGAAATTGCTTTGCCTGATCCTGATATGTTTGTTCTTCTTATTGGTGAAGGACTACCATCATATATAGCACCGCTTGCGGCATCATCAGCAGCATACGCAGCTTCGTTATAATAGGCAGCAGCACCTGTATTACTTAATGTAAAGTCATTGGGGTTCAAAACATCTACATCTTCGTAATCATAAACTGCTGACATTAGTATTTCATTATCGCCTTCAGAACGTAAGTAAGTAGCTATAGTGTAAAATATCTTACGTTGTTCAGGATCTTGCATATGTAAATAAGGGGTTTGAAAGACACTGAAAATATCAGTTCCTGCAAAAGAGTTGCCTCTTTCTTGTCTGTGTACTTTCCCTGTACTGTCTCCATGTATTACATATTCATTCTGTCCTATATACCCACTATCTGCACAAGTAGCAGTGATACCTAATAGCTGTCCATACTCAAACTGTAATCCATTAGGTGTTTGTCTAAAACCTCCTATAACACCTTGAGTATCTGCAGCAGCGAAGAAATATCTGAACTGCGTCTTTGATCTAACAACAACTGCATTCAAACCATCTAAGTCTATATCAAAAACAACATCTGTAAATACTGACTGAATGTCTTTTGATACAGTCTCTAAGTTTACATCACCTATTTTATCTGTACCAGAAACAGGACGTAGACCATCTTGTGAAAGAAATAGTAAGTCACCACCTATTTCTATAACACTATCTGTAGCTAGACAACCAAGATTATCTGTAACAGATTCCAATACAAAGTTGGCTATATTGTTACCTACAAGCTTACGAATGTTGTTACTGCCAAAAACATACAAAGCATCACGAAATGTTTTTATGGCTACTATAGGAAAACCTACATTTATTACACCTGATCCATTAGCTGCTGTATAGTTTAGTTCATCGTAAGGTGCACTGAAAAATAAGTTTGTTTCTTGGGCAGGGTCACCTGCTAAGAACATGTGGTTTTGAAATACAGCAGAAAATTTGGGGTCTGTAGGAGCGTTACTATCAGTAACTTGTTTATATGTAGTACCATCATATGTTGATGCAGGGTTAATTCCATCTGTCAATATTATTTTTGGACTACCAAAATTATACTTTGTAAACCTTACCTTGCTAACATCTGTCATCGTAGGGTTACTTGTTCTAAATAAACCTGTACCCGATCCTACCTCAATAGCTGCTGCTGTCCCTGCACTTACAGCTATCTGCGTAATTGTGTTAAAGTATTTTGTACTACTTACTGTGGAATTGTTTGGCCCATTCACTACTTCAGTTTGTGCTGTGCCTAAATAGTCTGTACCTGTAATAGTAAAGGTTTTACCTGATTCATTACCTGTTCCGAAAAAAGTAACTAGTCTAGGTTGTTCTGATGCAGCCGTTGTAAAATTTACAGAACCGCCAGAAGCCAATGCCCCATTGATTGTTAAGTTACCTGATCCTCCTGGTGTCTGTGAAGCACATACTCCATCCCTATCATTTGCAATAACATCACAGGTTATTTCCCCCCATGAAGTAGAACTGTTTATATATCTATGTAAGTAATTACTACCACTAGAAGGTTTTCTACAAGCTAAGATACCATCGTTGATACCATTAGCTACACATACACCTAGTGTACCTGTATTGTCTTGACCTGTAACTGTGCCATAATCATTGCTGTAACCATTTATCTTACGATACCCACCTGTAACAGCAGGTTCATAATTAGTTAGCTTTATAGCAGATCCAGGTTGTGTCTCACCTTGAGATAACACATCCCTACTGGTGTTTAGCCCACCCTGAGAAAAAACTTTAAAGGAAGCTAAATTTTCAGCCATTACATATTACCACTAAATGTACTTGTCCCTGATCGTTCTATTACTGTGGAGCGAACTACTAATATATCATCTACTAAAACTCTACGCATTGCTTTTATGCCATCTTCAAAATTGTTTTGATGCATTGCAGCACTTTGTTCATTGCTACGGAATCTCATCATAAACATCATAGCACCGTCTACAACTACATGTTTAAAACGGTCAGGTATAATTACTGTATCATTATAATTTGTTAATTCTGTGGGAAAACTCCAGTAGACGTACTCTATCTGGTAGGCTGCATCTGGCACAGGTGTAACACCAAACTTCTCTTCTAGTGTTTGATATACGTAAATGGGTGCGCCATCTCCATTAGTTAAATCACCTGTATCGTCTATGCTACGATGGTTTTGTATATAGTCATCATAAGAAATAGGTCTAAGCCTCATGGGAGTGTTACCTTTTGAGGTAAGCTTTTTAAGGTAAAAAGTATCCCAGTCTGTGCTAGAGTAATCATTAGGAAAACTATACTGTCTAGTACCTGCAGTAAGATCTTGTGTTTGAGTTGTTTTTAAGAAAGGCCACTCCTGACCATCTTGTACAATAAGACGTATACTGTTATTGATAGCATCTTTAGCTAAAGCTTGAACATTACGTACTGAGTCAAAGCCTTCACCATTAGCATCTAAGGTAACTTCATTTAACCTGCGTAATAATTCATTAACTAATGTAACATATGTAGCCATTTTAGTATCCCTTAGATGTACTTAAAGGGGCAAGTTTCCCTGCCCCCCTAGTTTTGTGCTTATGCAAGCAAGTCACGATCTACTTCGTCAGGAGCAGCATCGCCTTGATCACTAACATCCATCATCATAGCGTAAACACGTAGTTTACCTGCTGTGAATGTTGCACCAGCACCTGCAAAAGTCAGGTCTAGTGTGTCTGCTGAAGCAAGCGTAACGTCTGCAGCAGGTGTAGCTGAAGGAGCATATGCCCCGTCTGCTGCGCCATCAATATCAAACGCTGCAACAAATTCGTCAGCATCTGCTGCACCCAATGTTACTGTTGCGTTTGTACCAGTGTTCATAGTTGCAGATTCTACAACACAAACACCTGCATGAAGTACCCTTGTATTAGCAGGTATTGTGAGACATTGAACTACGTCACCCGATGAACAGTCAATAGCCTGTGCAGTAAGATCAATAGTTTTCTGTACCATGTAAGGCGAACGCCCTCTTTGGGAATTACCGTGTGCAGGTAAAAGCAAAGATGATATAGTAGCCATAAGTTTATCCTCCCTTACGCTGCGTTATATTTAGCAGTTACGATAGCTTCTGGACGAAGTATCTTCCTGCCGTATAGATGCATACCGCGAACGATGTCACTAAATGAATCTGGATCACGATAAGTCTCAACTTTGTTGATTTGCTCTGCAGTTGCTACTGCTGAGTCGTGACCTGCCACGATAACACCGTAGTTAGTATTTTGGTTTGCTGTCCCAGTTGTACCTGCACCTGTTCCTACCGCAGGTAGGTTTGATGATGTGTACATACGGAAGCCATGAATGTTATTCAAGACTAAACCGTTTTGCAGCCCTGCTCCACCGAAGTCAGCATTCATCATGCGTGAGTCTTCGTCTTTGAGTAGTTCTACAAACACAGGGTCAACAACGAGCCATCTGCCTCTTGTATCAACTTGCTGTTGATCTAAAAGACGCCCCATACGAGCAATAACTTGTAAGGGAGTTGCTGTTGCAGTATCAGCAGCAGTTGCACCGCCTAAACGTGGCTTCAATGGAATTGAGTGATCACCTGCAGATGATGTCGTAATGTTTCCAAAGTCACCCTTCTTAAGCTTCATAGAAGAAAGAAGTTCGTCTGTACCTGCAGTTGAAACAGCTACTGAACCATTTACTTGGTCATTAACTGTTCCTGCATTTGCGTGTAGCGCAGACTGTTTGTAACCTGCCAAATAGCCAAGGCATTCTTGGTCCATTTGATCAGCTAGTCTGTATGCTGCACGATCAGTTGCAAGTTGCATAAAATCTACGTGACTATGGGCTTCCTCAATATCGTCCATCTTAAAAGCAAAATAATTGGCTTTATCAACAGTCAACTGAAATTCTTCATCGTCAAGATCTTGTGCTTGGATTTGGGTTCCACGAGCATATGCGGATACAGAAATTTCTGGCTCCTTAATAATTTTTACCGTGTCACCTTGGTTAGCAATCTCACCAAAATAATCGTTATTGGTAATTGCATTAGCTACGGCACTCTTGCGGAATGCAAGTTGTACCTGCTTGGAATAAATGATTGGTGAAAAGTTACCGTTTGGTAAATTCCCATAACCACTCGCTGTAGTAAAAGCCATTGTAATTCTCCTTATATAGATATGGCTATGTTAAGTTTTACACATCATATCCACGAAAGAGGCCATTCATTTTAGGGTAGTCAGTGTTGCTAATCAGTTGGCCTACTTCATAGCTACTGGGCCTATATGTCTGGGTATTTCTTATTGTGGCTTAGTGTTAATCACACGATAGAGTAACATTTAAGTCACTCTAATCATGTTAGTAGTTATACTTACGAATTTGTTATTGTCAAGTAATTATTTAGACATATCGTAAATAAACTTTCCACTACGAATAGCTTCCATGATCTCATCAGATCGTTTCTCATATTCTCTAGTGGACATCTTGTTAATCTGAGACTCACGAAGGTATGTATTACTTTCTTCAGTTTCAGGTGTATTACGTACACGAGCCTTAACAGCCTTAGCTGCATCCTTATCGCTTGTGCTACGTTTGTTTGTAGTGATACCATTGTCTGCTTTGTATAAGTCTATTACTCTTGCTACAGACTTAGCATCATCAACATTCTCATATAGTGCGTCTTGTACCCACTTAGGCTGTTCTTTAGCCCACCCATGAAACGCATCGTTAGAACGTATTTCCTGAAAGTCGGGGTGCATACTCAGTAATTCAGCTTCAGCTTTCTCACGTTTAGCATTTATACGTAGCTCTTCTACTTCTTTTAAACGCTTATCAATATCTAGTGAACGCTCTTGGGCTTTCTTATCTGCTATAGCTTCTACTATTCCTGCTACATCAGGATACTTCTTAGCCCAAGCTTCTATCTCTTTGTCTGACTTAGGTAGTACAAGTTCATTCTTAGCTGCTGAGTCTAGCTGTCCTTTTAGCTTTTCTATTTCTGTCTTATGCTCTTCAGCTTTGTCTTGCATGAAACGTTGAATGTCAGCATAGCGTTGCTTAAATGTTTTCTCTTCTGCGCTTAAGTCATCGTCTGAGACTTCTTCTTGTGCTTCAGCTTTAGATTCTTCTTCTTGTTTGGAATCACCTTTTGCTTGAACTGGGGCGTCCTTAATAGCTTTGCTACTGGGTTCTTCTTCCTGTCCTGAGCCACCTGTGTGTTCCTCTAAGAGTTGCTTTAGCTCTTCTTCGTCACGCTGTGCACGAGCCGCATTTCTACGATGTGCTGCAGAGTCTACCATTATAGGCTTTGTTTCTTCTACTGCTGCTGTTTGTTCTACCATTTTGTTTCTCCTTATGTTGGGGCCAGCCGAAGCCAGGTATCCTTATAGTTATATGGAATTACTTTTTGTTTTTCTTCTTCTTAGGTTTACTTGCTAGTCCACCTTTGTTAAAGATAGTTCCTG